AGGTTGTCAGGCATCGCTCACGCCAAGGTGCAAGAGATTGACGACGCTGCACCGCTAGACGAGGAAAGCCTAGAGGCGCTTAAGGGCGTAGCAGTGCTGACCAAGCTGGCGAACGAGTCAAGCGTCATCGGAATGAATCTGCTGTCCGCCAATAAAGACATGGTGAAGCAAGCTAACCAGCAAGAGCCGGTGCAGCCTGTTCGAGTGTTCGTCCGCGTCGAAGATGCAAGCAGACCCGAGCCCCAAGCTCAATAGGCCACAGGCTAGGTTTCTCGCGCTAGATCACAAGTTCCGGGCATTCGTCGCGGGGTTTGGTAGCGGGAAAACATGGGTCGGCTCTGCCGCACTGTGTCAGCACGTATGGGAATGGCCGAGCGTCAATAGCGGCTACTTTGCACCGACATACGGGCAGATTCGTGACATTTTCTTCCCGACGATTGAAGAGGTCGCAAGCGATTGGGGCTTGACGACAGAGATTCACGAAACGAACAAGGAAGTTCACCTATACAGCGGCGGGCGCTATCGAAGCACGATTCTGTGCAGATCGATGGAAAAGCCGGGCGATATTGTTGGCTTCAAGATCGGCAAAGCGCTGATTGACGAGCTGGACGTGATGAAAGCGCAGCGAGCCGCAACGGCTTGGCGCAAGATCATGGCCCGCATGAGATACAACGTCGACGGCCTGAAAAATGGCATTGACGTAGCGACGACACCCGAAGGGTTCGGGTTTGTCTATCAGCAGTGGGTAAAGGCAGTCCGGGAAAAGCCGGAGCGTGCGGCGCTGTATGGAATGGTGCAAGCGAGCACCTATGACAACGCAAAGAATCTGCCTGACGACTATATCGAGTCGCTGTTGCAGAGCTACCCGCCGCAGCTAATCCAGGCTTACATCCGAGGGCAGTTCGTAAACCTTGCCAGCGGCAGCGTATATCCAAACTTTGACCGGGTAAAGAATCACACGCCTGAGCAAATCAAGGAAGGCGAAGCGCTCCATATTGGGATGGACTTCAACGTCCTGAACATGACCGCATGCGTGAACGTCATCCGCGACGACAGGCCGCTGACTCTGCAAGAGTTGACAAAGGTCAGGGACACGCCAGCGATGGCGCGGATTATTAAAGAGCGGTACTTGGACAAAGGCCACTCAGTCACGGTCTACCCAGACGCCAGCGGCGGAAACACTAGCAGCAAAAACGCCAGCGAGTCGGACCTAAGCATTCTCCGCAGCGCCGGGCTGACAATTAGCGTCAACCCCGCAAACCCAGCCGTAAAGGATCGCGTCAACGCTGTCGACGCTATGACCCTGAACGCTGACGGGCAGCGCAGATGGCGAGTAAACACCGATGCTTGCCCCGTGCTTACTGAGGCGCAAGAGCAGCAGCCGTGGGGAGCCAACGGCGAACCAGACAAGTCGACAGGGCACGACCACCCGAACGACGCGCAAGGCTATTTTCTTGTAAAGCGATACCCAATCGTTAGGCGCACAGCAACAGTCCAACCCCTCCGCATATGACCCTCAAAGTACAGGACCGCTCGCCAGAAGTAGAAGAGATGGCGAGGGATTGGTCCGTCTGCGAGGCGCTCATGGAAGGCACTGCGGGCATGAGGGAAGCCGGTGAGGAATTCCTCCCGCGCTGGCCTGGCGAGGATGTGCGGGCACACGAAACCAGACTGAAGACGGCGACGCTATTCCCTGCGTATCGGCGCACCGTCACCGTGATGGCCGGCAAGCCTTTCTCAAAGGCGCTGACCTACGGCGACGACGTGCCTCCGCGCATTCGTGAGCTGTGCGAGAACGTCGACCTCCAGGGCCGCAATCTGCACGCCTTCGCGGCGGACGCTTTTGTCCACGCTGTCGGCTACGGCATCGGCGGGATTCTGGTCGACTATCCGAAGGTGATGGGAGTGCAGACACTTGCCGATGAGCGGCAAGCCGGCGCGCGTCCGTACATGACGATGGTCGAGCATGACGCGATTCTCGGCTGGCGCGCAAAGCTGATTGGCGGCATGTGGCAACTGACGCAGCTTCGACTGGCTGAGGAAGCCGAAGTCGAGGATGGCCGCTTCGGCATCAAGTGTGTAAAGCGTGTCCGCGTGCTGGAGCCGGGCCGCTATGAGCTGTGGCAAGAGCCGGAAGCCGATAGCAAGATCAAGGACTACACACTTGTCGAAGAGGGGCCGACGTCTATTGACGTGGTGCCGTTCGTCCCGTTCTACGGCGCGCGAGAAGAGTTCCTAGAGGGCTATCCTCCGCTGATCGACCTTGCATGGCTCAACGTCAAGCACTGGCAGAGCCAAAGCGATCAGGACAACATCACCCACGTCGCGCGGGTTCCGATCCTCGCGGCTACCGGCATCGACGATACGAATTGGTCGCTCGTTGTCGGTAGCGGGACCGCTGTCAAACTGCCCACCGGATCGACGCTGACCTACGTCGAGCACTCAGGCGCAGCAATCAGCGCAGGACGTGACTCGCTCAAGGACCTTGAAGCGCAGATGATCCAGACCGGCGCCGAACTGCTCGTGAAGCAGCCGGGCGACAGGTCTGCCACCGAAGCGGCGAATGACGCTGACGGCAACAAGAGCCACTTGCAGCGCATCGCGGAGCAGTTCGAGGACGCGCTAGACGCTGCCTTGCAACTCATGGCTAAGTGGCTCGGCCTGCCTCAAGGCGGGCATGTCACGCTGTTCAAGGACTTCGGCGCAGCGAGTCTCGGTCAGGCTAGCGGCCAGCTTGTGTTGGCGATGCAGCAAGGCGGGCTCATCAGCAAGCCGACTGCGATCCGTGAGATGCAGCGGCGTGGAGAGCTTGACGCTGGCATCGAGCCCGACGACGAGCTGGCAATGGTCGACACACAAGGGCCGGCGCTCGGGGCGATGGAGTTCCCGCCGATCACGGAAGAGGCCCAAGTTTCTGACAAGCCACCGATGGCCGGCAGCCCTGAAAAGCCGGACGACAAGCCCGCAGACAAGCCTGACGCGCCCAAGGAAACCGCGCCTGACAAGCCGCACGTCGACATGGCCGAATTGGCACGCGTGCTGGCCGAGGCCATTGGACGAATCCCCGGCGCAGTGGTCAACGTGCCAGAACAGGCCGCGCCAATCGTGAACATGCCGCCGATCACCGTCGAGGGCTCCACGATCAACGTCACCACGCCGGAGCAACAAGCCCCGAGCGTGACCGTGAATCAAGCCCCTGTGACGGTGAACACGCCTGAAATCACGATGCCTGCGGTCAACGTGGCACCAGCTGCCGTGACCGTGAATGTGCCAGAACAAGCCGCGCCCGTTGTCAATGTGGCGCCCCCGAACGTAGCCGTCACGGTAGAGAAGGGCGGGAACGTCCGCTTTATCGAGGACGCAGCCGGCAACCTGACCGGCGCAGTGATGGAGTGATCCCATGCCCAAAAGTACTGCAACCTGCAATTCCGTCGTGAATCTCATGTACCGGGCCACGGCATGGGCCAACGTCGCAGACAACGCGGCATCGAGCCCGCTGACCAACACCTATGTTGGCCTGCACACTGGCAACCTCACGGCCGGCACGAACAGCCAAGCGGAGAGCGAGACGGCCTACACCGACTACGCCCGGCAGGCTGTCGCGCGTTCCACCGGCTGGTCTGCGGCCAGCGGTGGAGCCACTGAGAACGCGGCCACCATCAATTTCCCGCAGTGCGGCGCATCGGGCGCAACGCTGACCCACGTCTCGACGGGCGTTGCGTCTTCTGGTGCGACTGCCGTCTGGCACTATGGCGCGCTGAATTCCCCGCTCGCCGTGTCGTCCGGCATCACGCCGCAGTTTGCGGCAGGCGCGCTGACCATCACGGAGGCGTAATGTCGATCAAAAAGTCCCCGGAAGAATGGCGCACTCAAGCTCTGCTGACTCTGCAGGAATTGCACGACACGGCGCCGAACTTCAACGCGCAGAGCGTCATTGAAGAGGCCATAGAGGCGGTGCGGTTTGTGATCGTCACCGACGCGGAAGCCTGATGCCTGACCAGCGCAGCCCGCTTGAAAAGGCGCTAGACGCCAAGATCGGGCCGCCTCTGTACTTTTGCGACGACTGCAAGCGTGCAGTAAAGGTGACCATCGTCGAAGGCGCAGAGCCGATCGTCGAGCGGCCCTGTAAGCAGGAATGCGGCCACGCGATCATTGCCCCGCGCAAGTCGATCCTTGCCGGCGAAGGCGGGCTAAACTTCAAGGATCGCGCTACCGTCAAGTGGTGGCAGATCGCCGCCGCCCTAACGGGCCGGAGTGTCTGAATGGGATTCGCGTCCGTCTCCGACTATGTTGCGGCCGACGAGGCCGGGCAAGTCTGGGTCAGCTCGTTTCGCAAGACTGTCGCCAGTGCGGCGACGACGACAAACGCCTGGACGGACTACACCTATTTTGCTGGCTCGCCGGTTGCCAACTTCTACGCAAGCACGCCACTCGCTGCGGCACTGATCGAGGCCGACAAAGGCATCTACACAGGTGGAAATGTCGCCCCGGCAACGAAGCACCTCAAGAATCTGCTACTGATGTCGGCGGCCAGCGCTGCGGCGTCAACAGCCAACGGCCGGCAAGAGGTCGCGCTGTGCGACTACCTGCTTTACTACCCGTTCATCGACACCGACGCTATCGGCGAAGAACAGGTTTTCGACAACACAGTGACCATGCCGCGCTACACAGGCGGGAAGGTCGTGGCGGTTTCGCAGTCTGCGGCATCGACGGTCGGTCAGTTCACCTTCACCTACACGAATCAGGACGGCGTGGCCGGCCGGGTATCTCAGAACAACTTCACCTTCGCAGTGGCTGGCGGCGGGCAGGTGGTGAGCGCATCGGGTGCTGGCGCTTCGTACAACCCGTTTTGCTACCTGCAAGCCGGAGACACCGGGGTCCGTTCGATCGAGAGCGTGACCATGAGCGCGGCCGGCGGCGGGCTGATGTGCCTTGTGATCGTCAAGCCGTTGCTCAAGTCGGTGGTGTCTCAGGAATCCAGAAGGACCACGAGCGGGAACCTTGAGAGCTACGGCGCGTGTACGGAACTCGCGTCAATCATTCACCAAGCCGGCGCCCCGCGCGTGATCGACGGCGCGGTGCTCGGCCTGCTTGCTTCTGGATATGCGGGCTCGCTCGCCTCGTCAATCCTGGCCGGCGCACTTGAAATAGTTTGG